AGGAACTGGTGGTGAGGACTCCAAGTATATTCTCGGAAGCCCCGTAAAGAACAGGGGCTGAAAATCCTCTCCAGCAGAAACCAGGATGTCCAAATTGAACAAAGGATGTCCCATAGAGTATCCAAGAAGATGGAGTTGTTGTAAGCTGATGTAGTCAGACGACCCAGTATAGTCTAACCTCTTGCCCGGAATCATGCGCCATGGATTATACCACGGCACCTCGACGGTCAAAGAGGGGTTGACGTCTGGGTGCATAACTGCCGCACCATGCATGGAAGCAGCAACACGATTGGTCACGCCCTTCAAAGCATTTCTCGAAATTTCGTCCAAACTGCCAAAAGAGGCAGGATTGTACGCAGTTATCGATTTAGCAAATTTGGTCGTGCCAACAGAGGTGGCTCCCGTGTTATTCACATAGATGGGGTAGGTCTGGCCATTGTGACGTTTGAACATGAGGTACTTAAATCTCATAGAACCACGCCACCCAGCATGCGCCATGGTAACCCAATGAATCAAGGTTGTAGCTGTATAATTGTACTTGGCCGGAGCAACGGCTCCATTGCCAAAAGCACCAGGTACATTACCCCGATATATGGGAAACGCAACATGACGTATAGAAATCTCAACATCATTCACAGTGGCACCAAGTCCACTGGCGATAGGGATTCTCATGGAATGCTCGAACCTTTTCAGTAATGTTCTGAACGATGGGATGGATTCACCATAAAAGACCAATGCCAAACTATCTGGCACTTTGGTGTCTTGAATGTTATCCTTCTCAGCATGTTCTCCATAAGCTGGATCATCTCCTGCCAAAACACACTCCTCACCAGATTGTGGTTCGAAACCACTCTGAGGTTTAAAGGTGTAAAGGCCGAAGGAATCATTAGGTTCAATCACTTTGAAGTCAGGTCCAGCCGAAATATAAACATTGACCCACACCGTACTAGGACTACCAGTGGAAGTTGTAAGTGGATTAACCACGAACACTCCAAGAACACCATTACCTGGCGCCCCTGTGGTTATCAAGACGGATTGGCTGTGCATGTCGGCAGAGCTAACAATTCCTGGATAGTTGTGTGGAAGATAAGTTAACGTGTTACCATTACCTATGGAAATGGTGATGTCACTCGTTTCACCAATGTCCACGATCTCTTGCTTATTGACGTTAAATTCGCCATCGGCTA